AAATTCTTTGTGTAAGATAGGGATGTCAAACCTAGAACCATTGTAGTGGACTATGGCATCAGCTTCATCTAATAACTTGTGAACTGAATTAAGCATGGTTTTTTTATCTGACTTATATACAGAATCAAACATAATTTTAGACTCACCATACCACTTGGCTGCATAGCAGAGAGTATAAGATGACTCTAGTAATTGGTTGATAGAAATGTTCTGGTCAAAGATACCCCATACATGAGCTGTATTAGGTGCGACCTCTATATCAATAAGTAAAATTTTCATAATAACTTATCATATACTATGAAATAGTAATAGATGCAGTTTTATCTTCTTTAAGTTTATTAAAGAACACATCGTATGCTAGTTTAGAATTGCCTATAAAGTCTTTGCCTGCATAGGTATGACCTAATAAAATACATCCATCTGTGTCAGTAGAAGTATTACCAGAATGTATTCTTACGCCTGTAAAGTTAGGTACATTAAGAATGTGTGGCATTGGTTTGCCAAAACGAGCAGAATCATCAATAACAACATCGTAAGTTCCAACAGGAATAGCTGTTTTGCCATTTACTTTAGCTCCCTTTCTAACTACGTCTTCTAGGGTATAACAGAAATAAACATTGTTAAGATACATTCTACCTACAGTATAAGTATCATTAAATTCATATCTTTTTACTTCAATTAACATTTTTGTCCACATAATGTAGGGCTTGTGTTAAGTATTGCATGGCATACATAAATACTAAAGAGAAGCCCATAGCACTAAATAACAATGCTACTATTAATAATTTAAGGATAGTTAAGCCTATCCAATTCATTATGTTTAAGACTATCATTTTTTAAGTGTCAGGTACATTCTTTCGCCAATAACAAATGACATACAAGCTCCAGTCATGTCTAGGAATACTGCCACTACAGCAGCACCTACAACATCAGGGTTGAATACCACTATAGCGGTAAAGATCATAATGGCACTAATGATGATGTATCTAAATGAAGCACGAAGGTCTATTATCCATTTAGAAGGTTCACCAGTAGGGTTATCTAGTGCAGCTAAAGCCTGTAGTTTTTCAGCTTCTGCTTTCATAAGCTCTATGCGTTCTGTAATGTTTTGTGGTTGTCCACCTGCACCACCTGTAAACTTTGCTATAAGACCTCTAGCTCCGTCAGCAAATGCTGGGACTAAAGCTGGTAAGATTAAACTAATTAAATTAAACATTAAAGCTCCTTTGGGTCAAAGCCAAGATGATTGGCTACACGCTTTTGTAGTTTTAAGAATAAGCCTTTATGGCTAGTGTATTTTTCTGTTTTAGGTGCTTCAATGTAGCATATCATGTGGATAATTTCATGCGCTAGGGTTTTCATAACTGTATCTAAATGTCCACATTTTGCAGTAGAAATAGTAATGGTATGTGGCTCACCTGCTTCTGGTGGTTCATATTGTCCATACATACTTGAGTCATGCACCACTAAAAATTCTACTGTAGATGCAGGCGGAAGTTTGTATTCTTCAAAGACAGGAAACTCTATTAGCGCACTATATAAATTAGCTATGTTGTTCTCTGTGATAAAACTCATATATTAGCTTTAGGTTGAAATAGTTTAGCGTCAAATACTGCTGTTTGGTTTATCTCTGGAAAATAGATATAGACTGCGTGTTTACCTTCATAGCTATCAGACTTCCAACATCCTTCATGGTTAGGATGACCTTTGTCAGTTGCATAAGCAGCATAGTCATAACCTTGTAAGCCCATTTTTTTAAATACACATTCTTCAGAAGTTAATACTATTTCACCTGCTTCTGTAGTCATGCTCATTTCTTTTGGAAGCTCTTTAGCTTCTGCGTAATTATACAGAAACACCCACAGCAACAATAAAGTTATTGCCATGAGTAATTGTTTCATTTTACTTTCCTAGCCAATGATTAGTTACAAAGGTAATAAAGCCACCGATAGCAGAGGCAATTGCCATACCTGCCCAAAAGCCACCTTTAGACTTGTTTGCAAGCTCTAGGAGCAACTTTATATCTGTTTCCATACTATCTACTTTGTCTTGTAAGGATTGAACTTGTGCGGTTAGTTTGCCGTACTCAAATGGGTCTATATCACTCATTGGTTGCCTTTTGGATTAGAATTTAATAAGCCAGATGCACCTAAACCTACACCTGTAAGTGGAGCTTGTGTTGCAGATAATAAACCTTGAGCAGGGGTTGTTATAGTAGGTGATTGTAATAAACTAGCACTTCTATTAATTGCTCTTGCCATTAATGACTTAAATAATGCACTTTTGTCCATCATAAATAATGCAAATTGACTAGGTGTTTGTGTTAATAATGCAAGACCACCAGGGTTTTTATTAGCTTCCATAAATGCACGTCTTTCAGCTACATTTAATGTTTTAATAAGTTTAGCTTCTTCTGCATTTAAACCAATAACTTCTGGTACTTTACTAGAAATGCCTGCTCTTAATCCTCTAGCTAATGCTTTTTGAGCTTCAACACTAGCACTTGCTTCTTCACCATATTTACCTGACAATGCTTTATATGTGCCTTGTTTAAGTTTTTGAGCTAGTTGAACTGATATATTTTTTGGATGACTAACAACAAAGTTTTTACCTGTTTGTTCAATAGCAGCAAGGTCTGCAATAGGATCAACTTGACTGCCAAATTGTGCCTTTGTACCTTCTAATGTATTAACTACATCATCTCTACTAATTGTTGCTGTAGAGTCATTTATTTTAGTTTTTATTTGTTCATTAAGATCACTTATTTTAGTTTTTAATGTATTAACACCTTTCATAGTGGGATTAATACCATATTTTAATAACGTATCTACCGCTACACCAGCTTCACCTGATTGTAATTGATTAATAGTTGGCTTTAAAGCACTTTGCATTAAAGTTTTAGCAGTATTTTGTGCGCCTGTTAATATTTTAGGAACTACATATTCAACTCCTTTTAATGTTTGAGTTAATGGGTTAGTGTATGTACCTACGGAACTTAAAATATCACCAGTTTTACCAACAATATTACCTGTTTGACCTAGTTTACTTATTTGTTTTAATCCTGCTCCACCACCTGTTAATAAACTAGAAGCTACTATAGCTGAACTAATTGGTTTTTCTGCTAATGATCGTTTTAAATTTTCTTCAGTTAAAGCTCCGCCAATATTTTTTGCAGTTTGTTCTGCTTCTTGTCTTTTTGCAGGAACTGCATATTTTAGTAACGCCTCTGGAAGTATTTTAGTTAAGCCAGCAGAGCCTGCCTTAATAAGACCTTCCATAGTATCTTGTGGATGTATGAATGGTTGTGCTATCCCTTCTAATGCAGGACCAACATCAGATGGAATATTTTTAACAAACTCACCAGGCACTTCACTCCATGAATATTGCCTTTGTGCAAGACCTGCTTTTTTCATAGCATCAGCAGCTTGAGCTAATTTTGTAGCATTTTCAACATCCCCTGCTGTGTGTGCTTTTTGTAAAGCCTCAATTATTTGGTCATAACTTGCCATGTTTATTCCTATTTATTAAGATATGAATTAACTAATGCGTCTATATCTGGATTAACTGCTGGAGCAGGAGCTGGGTTTCCATTTGAAAATTTTGCTGTAGTTCCAGTAGGTCCATATTGTTGCTTTAAAAAAGTATCTTTTTGTTTAGACCATGCAGTATCAGCTCCACGAAGATGACCATATTCACTTAAATAATTTTCTAAAAATGTAGCTTTGCCTGTAGCATATTCATATTGTTTTTTATAACCTTCTCTAATGTTTTTATTTACATTTCCTTTATCTTCAACAGAAGGTAATGAGTTTAAATATAATTGAACATCTCTATCTGAAGATGAACCAGACCCTGCTGTTCTTTGCATAGGTCCAAGTTTTTCTTGAATTTTTCTCATTTCATTAATTTCTGCACCATGTAATAATTTCCATGATGGTGTTAAATTTTCCCATGCACTACCAGTACTAACAGTTCTATTTAATTGACCAAAGCGATCTAATTCAGTTAAAATATCTTCACCTTTAGTAGTCATTTGTCTAATACCATCTATACGTTTTTGAGCTTGTTCACTCTCTCTAATTCTACTAGCATCTGCATTTTTAGGCGAATAACCTTCCCAAGGGTCTTTAATATTTGCTGGCTTTTGAGGTGCGCCTACGTTTATAGCTCCATGTAGTGCAGCTAACTCATCATAATTTATATCTGCCATTATCTACTCCCTGTTTTTTGTCTAAATGCGTTTGCTTCTTCAATAGTATTAAATTTATAAGTTAATCCATTAGGAGCTTTAACGCTTGTACTATCAATAATTGATGGGTTTGTAGTTGTTTTTGGTTGCATAGTATTAACATTAGGATTATAAGCACCACCAGTATTGTAATAAAGCATTTGCTTTTGGTAGTCATCCATTTGAGCTTTAAATGATGGAAAGTCACCTGGGTATCCATTTGCTTTAGCGTATTCAAATTGAGATACAGGGTCAGAATAAGAAGGTCTTGCTTCTTTAGTTAGAGCATCACTTAAAAATTTATATTTTTCAGTATATGTAGGGTCTGTAGTTTTAAGAGCATCTCTATCTCTCATTAATTTTGCAACATTACTCATACCTTCTGTTTCAATTTGTTTAGCAGTTTTTGCTAATTCTAATTGTTTTACTTTACCTGATAACGCTGTATCATACGCATTTTGTGATTGTGTCATACCACCTAAATAAGACTTTGCAAGAATAGCAGGTATGCCAATGCCTTGGTTTTTAGGTTGTGCTAAATAAGTTAAACCTGTACCTAATATGCCAGAAAGTAATGCTTGGTTTTTAAGTTTTTCTGTATCTTGATCTGTTAATATCCCTGTTAAAGCATCAGAAGGTCTAGCTCCAAATGGGTTCATACCTTCAAACATACTACCTGTTGATGTTGGAAAAAAAGCCATGTTAATTACCTCCTGTAAAATAAGATGGATATAATTTAAGCATTTGTGGAGTTAATTGCATTTGTGATGCAACTTTTTGATTAGGACCACCCATACCTAATGTAGGCGCAACATTATAAGAACTAGCTTTTATAGGGGGAGGTTGTTGTAACATTTGTTGTGCTTGTTGTTGTGGTGTTATAGCATCTGCAACTTGCATTGATCCACTTAATGCTTGCATAGGATTAGCTTTTGCCCAATCACCAACAACATTAGGAACATTAGAAATGCTAGAACCTACTTGATCCATAAAAGAAGGTACTGCAAAATTAGGTGCAATATTAGCATTAGCTGCTGCATTAGCTATAGCATTTGAACCTGTAACAGATGCAGCTCCTGATAAAGAGGGAGCTGTGCTTAATAAAGATGACCCAATTGCACCATTGCTTCCAACAATTCCTGTCACCCCTGCTGTACCTGCTCCTGTTGCAGCAGCAGGACCAAATAGACCTGCGCCACCTGCACCAATACCTGCTCCTAGTAATGCAGTCTTTAGTGGGTTCTTACCCATAGCTGCACCACCTACTGCTCCGATACCTGCGCCTATAGCAGCAGGAATTAACATTTGTCCCATATTAAACCTTTCCCACTAAATAACATAATGGTTCTATAATTGCTCTATATATACGACCTAGAGTATCTCTACGTTTACCACGCATTTCTTTCCATAAGTCTGCTGTTCTGTGTCTTGCAATATGTTCTGCAATTTTGCGTACTAATTTGCGAGTCCATGTTGGTTTTGCACTAAACGCAAAGTTTACTACTGGTAAGAATAGTCTGTGATAACCCTTCTCAATAGTTTTAGCGTTAGGCATAGTTGCTGAATGTTGTAACCAAATAGCTTGACGGAATGAACCAAAGCCATAAGCCTCATTCATAGCAGTACATACTATCTTGCCACCACCACTAGACTGTTGTTGTGATGTAGATACTTGACCTTGAGGTGAACCATAAGCAGCACCCAAGTATGAAGCAAGTTTTTGATATGGTAAGTTTTGTTGATAATTATATCTATCAATATCACTTTGTAATGCAGTTTGTTGATAACCTTCCGCAGTTTTACCTACGTTAGCTAATTGTTGAATATCTGCATAATCACTAGAAGCCATTTGAGGTGCATTGACAGCAGCTTGGTTTTGTAAAGCACGTTCACCGGCATAATTACTGTAAGCCAATTCACCATATTTATTAGCTAGTGTTGTGCCTAAAGTTTGTGCTGCTCTGTTTTGAATATCAGCAGATACACCAGAACCATAACGACCTGCCATAGATGCAGTACCTTGTGCTTTAGCAATAGCATCATTATATGCTTGTGTAGCTTGTTGAGTAGGACCAGCAAGAGCTTGTGTTAAATATGGATTACCAGCAGATAAATAATTACCACTAATAGTACCTAATTGTTGTTGTTGTCCTGCTGTGGATAATGGACTACCTGCCATAGCTCTATTTTGAGCTGCTTGTAATGCAGTTGTTGTTTGTTGTGATGGGCTAACATAAGTTTGACCAGCAAAGTAGTTAGGTCCTGGTTGTTGATATAAACTTTTAGCTTCACCAAGTCCATATTCTACATAAGGTCTAACAGTAGGGTCTAGTTCGCTAGATGTTTTAGATGTAGTCGTGCCTCCACCGCCACCGCCTGAACCACCACCATAAAATGTAAATGACTCTACTAAATTATTTAGCCAATTGTGTAAACTTATCATATTGCTTTCCTTAAAGTGTGAATTCCCATGTTTGAGGTTTAAAACCTAATGATCTAGCTTTACGTTCCCATCCTTTACGTTGAGATGAAAATGTAACCCTAGACTTACCACCTTGTTTTGCTATTTGTTGTATTTCTTGCCATGCTTGATAAAATAATGTTTGGTCATTGAGTGTAGACCATGTAGCCCAGATATGAAGTGTGTCACCTATAGGTTGTAATACTACAAAACCTACTGCTTTGTTATCCACTAGACCTACAAATAACATAGACCTGTTTTCATAACAGTCACAATAGACATCTTCTACTATCCATTGTGTATGACCATGTTGCCTTACTAATTCAAGACCATGCTTAACATAGTCCCAATGTTCTCGTAACTTATCTTTAGGTATGTAGTGTAATATCATCCTACTATTATATAACGATATGACCTAACTGCTGCATGGTTTCCATAGTGAACTACGCAAGAACCTTGTGCAAAGGTATCAAAATAAACGTCTACTAATTCAGCAGCAGAGTCATGGTTAATGGGCATAAATAAGATGACTGAATTAAAGCCTATACGTTCATCATAAAGTGTTGAGCTAGTGGTGTGTGCTGTAGTTACAAATTCACCTGTGTTATTAGACTTGCCTTCTATTAAGCCATTTACAACTGTGCTAATATCTCTAGGCTCTGAACCTGTAGGGTTTAGCTTACGGTACATATCACGAGCCATTATCTGCTCCCATTAGTAGTAGAGTCTACATCTACCCCTATACAATGTGTCCATGTGCCTGTAGGCACGACTTTAAGTCTATGATAACGACCATAAGACCTTAAAGGTACTCTGCCCTCTGCTGAAGCTGCAACACCTGTTGAGAATGTAATAGTATCATCTAATTCACGTCTGGAAGCTATAGAAACTGTTGCAGAGCCATTATCTATTTGTGGTCTTGCTAATGTAACGACAGAGTTATAACCAAATTCTAATTCACCTACAACAAGAGAAGCTGTGGTACTAGCACCTGTAAAGGTGACTATTTTAGTGTTATCTATACCACCAAAAATAAACTTACCACCTGCCCAAAACCTATTATCAAATGATGTGGTAATAGAGTCTACTGTACCATAAGCATCTAAACCTTCTAGGGTAATAGTAGTGCTTGCTAAAGAAGCTACATATTCTGTAGTGGTATCAGCACTTGACCATTTTTTAACTAGCCAATTATAAATAAGAAGTGAACGACCAGCAGATGTATTAGGATAATTCCATACTACAATATTATTTACAGGGTCTACAGCAGAGCTAATAGTATCTGATAAAGCAGTATTTAAAGTGCTGTAAAAGTATTCGTCTACCTTATCGTTACCAATATTATAGAGTTGTTGTCCATCACAAGAATAGAAACCATCATCCGCTAGGAAGTATGTCATATTACCATATTGTGTAATTGAGCCAGGTGAGTTACATCCTAAATTTCTACTGATTGCATCAAACTGAAAGAATAAAGGACTACCAATGTAGGACATTCTTACAATAGCTCGTTCTAATAAGACTAAACCAAACTCACCACCTGTGATGCCAACTATGTTACCGCCTTCAGCGATCAACTGATAGTCTGACTGACTTGCACCGCCAGCAGTCCAATCAGTTTCATCATTGATGTCTGACCATTGAACCTTATTAGCTTCTGTATCTATGTATGCTGCGACTACAAAGTCACGCACTACAGTTATGTATTTGGCTTTAGGTGCTGTTGCTGATACATCTGCAAATAAAGTAGATGTGCCTATAGTCCATGCTTGTATGACTTCATGGTTATTAGTGGCAAGTAAAGTATCACCAAATTGTGTGAAAGCCCATCTATCAGAGCCAGTATAACCACCACTCTTACTTACGTTAGAAAGAGCTAGTGTTGTGCCATTATATTTAAATAATTTAGTAGCACCACCTGCAAAGAGTTCTGTAGATAATTGATATTTAGCGGATACTACGTTATTAAGAGCCTCACTAGCAGCACTAGATAAGTCTGCTGATGCAGGAAATGGTGCATATCCAACTGTGAGTGGATAGACGTTATTAGCCTCTAATAAAGCACCAGTCGTAGAAGGTTGGTCTGGTAACCATTCTGTAAATGCTACTCTTTGTGTAGCCATTACTCACCCCAGTTTTGTGCGTTTAATACCTCTATAAGAGCTTCTACAGTAGTTGATGCTTTGATACCAACTTCTAATCTATTAGCCTCTGCAACGACTTGTGTGCGTTTTAGAGCTACTTCTGAAGGTACTTCTACATTGCGTTCAGCTTTGCGAATAACATACCAGTCTGTAGCGTTAAGTAGTTTACCTGCTGTATCTTTTACTTGAACGACAAATTGAGTTTTAAGTCCTTTAGTGGTAGAGCCATCTTCTTCTAGCTTATCTTCAAGAGCTTTAGGTAAGTTTGTGTCCCAGTAGAAACGAGTATCTACAGGTGTAGGGTCTGCTACCCATGTAATACCAATAGCTGCCTTTTCTTCTTCTGTAGAAAGGTTTAAAAAGTTAGCTGGATATTTGTTTCCGTTAGCATCTGTAAAAGCTGTGCCTTCTGGAAGTCTGTTGCCGTTTAGTAAAAACATTTGTTACACTCCTATAAATTTGTTATGTTTCTTCATATTCTCTAATGCTGGTAAGTATTGTAAGTTACTTTCTACATGAAGTCCTGATACTGTTTTTCCTCGTAGAGGTATGATATGGTCTACATGATAACCTTCAGGTCTATTTACATATATTTCCATAATTTTTTTTAGGTTAGCCCATATAGGTCTTTGTCTAATTTCTGTAATTTCCCTTAAACGACTATGAAACCTTGCATAACCTCTAGTTCTTGACAAGCCATGTTTAGTATTAATTTTACCTTGTTTAGCAGTTGTTTCTTTTCTAATACATCCACAAGACTTTGTATGACCACTTCTTAACTTTTTACCTTGAACTGATAATGTATTACCACAGTCGCATACACAATTCCATACGGCTCTTGTTTCTGTATTTTTAGCCCTAGATACGATAGTTAGTCTACCGTATTTTGTGCCAAGCATGTCTATAAGTTTAGCCATCAGCGTGCGTTAGAATTTTTAAAGGGGTTACTTGCAAAACAAGCGTATATAAATGTTTGACCAGAGTCATTAACCACACCATTAGATGTTCTAATTTTAAAACCATTTGATAAAGCGTCAATAGCGTAAGAAGAACTTACTGCTTCTGCATTACTTAAATTTGGGTACAATTGACTTCCCATGTAATTATATGTATCTCTAATTGTATCATAAATTACCCAACCATTAACTGTAGATGACACTTTAATAAGTATAAATTTAGGAGCAAAATTAGTTGCTACAAAAGGACCATCAGCAGAACCATTACCTGTGTAAGAACCAAACTTACTAAACCCTGCTATTTCTGCCCAGCAATAAGCTACATAAG